AGACACGAAGGTTCTGGCCTTTAATTACACCCATAGTTTATTCCTCCTGATTTTGAGTTTTGATTTTGATTTTTGCGTAGTGAGAGTCATCCGCAGTCTTGGCAGCGAGGCAGACGTAAGCCTGTCCGCCGAGCTCCTCGATCAGTGCGGCTGCATCTTCCATGACTTGCTCGTGAGTTTCGGCAGTGAGAATGACTTCACCATTCTGCGTCAATTCGTCGAGCGGATTAGTTTTCTTCTTGCTCATCGTTGTAGATATATTTAGGCATTATTGCTTGATACACTATTGCTTGATGATAGCATGGTTTTTCCCAGTCCCAGTCAAGGCCTTGCGAAGATGGCGAGCCCTGTTGCAGCGTTGGAATATCTTCCCCTTGCTCGTATAGGCTTTCGATGTAGTTCTCTACGGCCTGACGAGCCATGCTGACGAGCTTGCTCACCTCCCAAGGACTTGTTGCAGCAACATCAATCGCAGCCATCACGTTGTCTTCTTCACCTTCCCACACATAGTCCTTCGTCGATTCGTTGGCTGTGAAGCCGTCGTCGGTGATGATTATGTTTGGCAGCTCAGTGTTGTCGGTTTCGTATGGCGGAACCTCGAAGCAGGTCGAGACAACTCGGTTGCCGATGCTTGTCATCAAGGTTTCGTCTGCCTTCAGCGCGTCGAATAGTATTTCTGCGAATGTTTTCATTGCTGCTTTTTGGTAAATGCTCCGGCGGTGTGTAGGCTTTTATCTCTCAGCACCGCCGAAGCGATCTGGAACTATGACCAGAAGATTAGTCGATGTCAGAAGAGCTTGGTGACTCAACGAGCTCGAAAATCTTGAAGGCATCAGCCAGTGCAAGATTTGTGAGCGACCAGCGTGTGTGGAGCACAAACTTGGTCTCGTTAGAAGATGCGAGAGTCAGAGGATCGATTGTGAAGCGAACCTCACCATGCTGGTTAGCTGCGAGGTAGTTCCAGCAACCCATCTCAAGGCGATACTTGCCAGTCTCCTGCGTACCGTCGGCCTTGGTGTTGATGTACTCGGTAACATAGACGGGGTCGCCGTCAATCTTACCATTCTCCATGATGAAGCCACCCTGACCTACTGCCTTCGGTGTAGATTCGAGGAGAGCGCGAGTCTTGTTGTCGCAGACGTAAGCGAAGCCGCTCATGTCAACGCCAGTAGCAGCGATTGCAGCCTTTGCTTCCTTGATAGCCTTGTAGCTGACAACGATCTCTGTGGGGCTTGCGTTCTTGAAGGGACCAGCCAAACCGCTCCAGTTCGCAGGAGAGAAGGTCTTCTTGTTCAGGTAACGCTGAACAGCGAGTCCCATCTGAGTCTGCACGAAACCAGGGAGGTCGAATGTTGCCTCGTCAATAGCCTCGTTAGTCACCTTGATGGTGATACCACTTGCTTGAGGCACGGCGGTCTTGTTGGCGAAGTCGATGTCCTTGTCGTTCAAGGAAGCTGCTTCTGCACGTTCCTCAACCTCTACGTTGGTGGTAGCGTAAGGCCACAACAGATTGCCTGTTACGCCAGTCTGCACCTTCATACCTACTTGTCCCCAAATGAGGCCCTTCTCGAGCAGAGGCAGGAGGTCGAAGATGGTCTTTGCCTGAGCACCAGCAGAAACGATGTTGTTGGTTGCATGTTCGGTAAGAACAGACAGGCTGATTTCACGAGCCTTGCCTTCGTGAACGGCTTCACGAGCAATCTCACGAAGATGCTCGCCAATACTCTTCACGGGAGCTGGCTTTTCGAGAGCCTTCATCTGAGCCTCGCGCACCTCAATCTCAAGCTGACGGCTGATGTTCTTGTACTCACTCTCAAGAGAGGATACCTCTTCCCTTTGAGCGTCTGTCAATTCACGAACCTGAGAGAGTTCCCCCAGGCGGTCGGCTTTCTCACGAAGAGAAGCCTTCAATTCTTCGATTTTTTTCATTTTCTCGTACGGAATTGAAAAGTTAAACTTATGTTAGTTAATGATTGTCTCTATTTCTCGCTGCATCTGGCGAAGGTGTGCCATCATGCGTGCGTTCTCGGCTTGCTCCTCCAGTTCTTCAAGCTCGCGTGCTTCACGCTCTTCCTTTTCGCGCTGGACTCTCTGTTCGTCGGTTTCCTGGTTCAACAGTTCACGAGCTGATAGCGATGTCTGTAAATATGCTGGGTCCATACCCAAAGTGAGTGCGGTGATAGCACGGAACTTGGTGTGGCGAACCAGAGGAACTTTGCCCTCGCGCTCCTCCACATCGTACTTGTCAGGCCAGAACTCAAACGAACAGCCATCATAGACACCGGCCTTCGTGAGTTCACGGGCACGAATGCCGAGGTCGCAGTTCGGTACGTCCACCTCGAAGTTCACACCTTCGCGGTCAACACTCAGTCGGGCATTTCCTGACATCCCACGCTTTGCGCGGCCAAAGGTCAACTCGCGCATGTGCAGCATGTTGATCTTGATGTCCTGAGTGTTCAAGAACTCCATCGTGGCTGCTTCTGGTGCAATCACTTCTCTGAAGGTTTGCCCGTATTCGTCGATAATTTGGCTTTCAGCATTGAAGCAGATGGCACGGCCACAGATGGTGCCAAGGATGCCCTGCGCAGATGCTTCTTCTGAAGCCTCTCTAAAGGCAAGCTGGCATTCCAGATTTCTGATTTCTCTTTTTTTTGCTTCCATTTCTTTTCTTTTAGCATAGTCTTATATTTATCGGGTGCAAACGTCCAGTAGGTTTACATCATCCCTCCAGCACGCCAGCGTCGCCACCACCATTGTCGTTTCCACCGCCTTCGCCATTGTCCACGTTGTCTTCTCCTCCTGGAGTCTCCGTTCCATCTTCCTCTTCCTTCTTGGTTGCCCATGAAAGTGATGCGGATTTGATGGCCGAGTCTATGCCGTCGCTCGGCTTGTAGTTTACCTTCGGAGTCATGTCTGCCAACTTCAGTTCGTCAGCATCCTGCTCCCATCTCGAGTTTACGGCAGGATAGAGTGTGCCCAGCGGACCCATATCCACAATGTTGCCATTCTTGATTTCCTCGCAAATGCCTTCGAGCAGAAGTTCTGCTGCAAGCGATGCCTCCTTTGCGTGGAGTGTGGTATTCTTTGCACTGTTGCGTGCAATCTCGTCGAACGACTTCTTGCCGTTTGTGATGACCTTGCCATAGAAGCCGGCAGTTTTCACTCCGTCTATCTTGCGGACGAGTCCGCATTTCTTGATCTTCAGTTTCATATTCTTTGTAAAGATTTCGTGAAATGTTTATAAAGATTTTGCAAAATGTCTGCAAAGAGCTATTCTCCTATTATTCCGTCTCCGTCTCCGTCTCTTGGGTATCGCCCCCCCCAATTTTTTGAACAGATGATGGTCTGCCACCATCAACAACTCCGCTGAGCTTTTCGCTGCCAAGCTCTGCAAGGTTGGTCGATATGTAGATGATGTCGCCTTTTTCAACGGTCGGCATATCCCAATCCCTACGCAACTCGTTCACAGTTGCCGTTCCGCTTTCCAGTCGAGCCTTGTCAACCTTCGCTTGCGTTTCCTTATCCATGCGGAGCAGCGGCTGCTCACAAATATGGATTCGGCGGTTGCCAAAGTCTTCAACACTTAGGAACTTGCGGAACATCTCATCTTCCATCTCACGACTGTCTGGCGCAATGGTGCGGCTCAGATATTCCATTGTTGCGTTGGTATAGGTTGTGTAGTGGCTGTTTGTGTCGAGCATCAGCAACGGGCGCGGTGTAGCGTAAAAGCGAGCCACATCGTCCTGGGACATTGACAGCAAATCTATCATGGCCATATCTTGTGCTGAAAGGCTCAAATTCTGGAATTTATCCATGCCTCGCAGCGATATGATGTCCTGATTGTATATTTTGTCGCTGATTTCCTTTGCATAGTTATCGCCTTCCGCCTTTCCGAACATTCCGAATGCAACTGTGCCTTGGCCTGTCGCTGGTTTTTCTTCGCTAATAAAGCCTTTCACACGGCCACCTTTTGCAGCCGTTTCAAGTGCCAGTTTGTTCTCGGTCTTAATCAGGCTGAGAGTGTCGAAAGCATATCTTAGAGTTGATATTCCCCAGAAGCCGTTCGGCTCGCGGTATGTGTTCGGAAAGTGTAAAACATCGCTGCGGGAAACATCCACGTCGTTTTTCGGACCACGATCGGTTTGGAATGTAAGGGTGTATGTGCCGTTCGCCCAGTTGTAACCGCCACAAGTGGCAAGCCATAATCTTGAAGGTTCGCCTAAGTCGTCGCGTTCAATATACACGAATGCGTTGCCATTCATCAGTCTGGCAATAGTAACCTGTTCCCAAAGGCTTGCAGCTGTCATCATGGGGTTCGGCTCGACTTGCAGCAGATAGTTAAGTCGCTTGCCTGGTCCCCACATAGATGCGGTGAAGTTACCGCCGTCTCTGTTCCTTGCCTGATATTGCACGGTCATCTGTCCAATGGTCTTGGCTCTCAGTTCAACTGCACGATATACAGCCGATACCGTCAGAGCAACCTGCGGACTGCGTGCCTTTACAATTCTTTCCTCGAAGCTGCCTCCTTTTACTTCTGGCTTCTGCTCCATTGTGCTCGACGGCACACCCTGCACACCACTTGGCGGTGTCGGCTGCACCTCTCGCTTCCTGAAGCTGAAGATATTAC